TAAGTCCTGGTAATAGCTCTTTTAGGAGCTGTGCACGTGAAATAGCCATGTTATTTTCTCCTTAGTTAAGCTAAATTGTTTGCAAGAGACACATTGTACTGTTGTGTGTTGATTTTAACGATAACTTCGCAAAAAGTTGTTGCAGTTACGTTTGTATCAGTCACGACAGAAATAACGCGCCATGGAAGTGTTGCAGTGTTTGCACCAGATGCTGCTGTTACCCATGCACCAGAATTGCCGTCGATAGTTGAACCAGTACCGGCGTAATATGACATGTTTGTACCAACTGCAGCTTGAGTAACTGTTGTAACTACACCGTTAGCATAACCAACTGCTACTTTAAGGGCAGCCATTGGGTCATCAACGATATAAGCAACTGCATTTGTTGCTGAAGTGCCAGGATAATACTGTGCTTGCACAGTTTGACCTTGAGCATTAACATACTGAACACCTACAAAAATACCAGCGATTACAGCTGAAGTGATTGCAGAGCCAGATGTTGAAGATTTTTCTATTGTACCACCTGTGACAATCGCCACTGGGTCTCCGTAGTAAATTGCTGTATTGTATGATGAACCAATAGGCAATTGACGGAAAGCACCAGCATAAGGTAAACCATCGATACGGTTTACTGGCTGAAAGCCATAGGGTGAATTAACGACGGGATAAGCCATTTATAAACTCCTATAATAATTAATTATGAACCTTTACCAAAGCTAGTCGTAGTTTTTCGTTCATTGAACAAAGGCATACGAGGGTCGCTTTGACGCATAAGAGTTTGGTCCACTGCTTGGGACTGCATGTCGCTTTGATTAGAGTAATATTCATTACGCTGTTGGACAAGTTCGACAGGAGTCTTGCAGAGAAGCAAACCGCCAACCTCAATGTTGTCTTTAAATCGACTATTGGGGTCAGCTAACAGTTTAAATTTCGGTTGTTCTTCAATTGCTACAGGTTCCCAACCTTCTCTCAATTTAGAGGAAAGGTTACGCGGGTCTGCGTTATTTAAAGTCGAAACACGAATCCATCGATATGCATAACCAGCCTGTTTGTCAGGCTCAGGAAGAAGTTCTGGTTGCTGCCACTGTTTAGGGCGCTCATTAAATTCTCTGTTATCTATATCTCTATCTAGTTTATTCTCAGCCATCTTAGGCCTCCATTTTCAAAAGTTCACGAACGTACTGCTCTGGTGTCAAGCCAAGTTTTTTAGCAATTGCAACTTGCGATTGCGATAACCTGACTCTTTTCGGTGCCGTCGACCGTGTAGCCGGAGCTACATTCGTCATTGGCTTAGTTTTAGAAGTGTCCTCTTTATACTTAGCCCCGTCTTTTTGTTGTTCTTCAGCATCTTCAGGATTGAAGTATTCTGAAAAACGCTTTTGCATTGTTTTGTCTAACTCTGCATAATATCTTTCGGACCCCACTGTAATGCCATTGTCCTTAAGCTCCTCATGAAGCCCAAGTGCAAATGCAGTCATCGCTTTGTTCTGTCCGAACCATTGATTTTCTGCTTGCCATTGCATCACCCTATCATCTGGGCGAGGCACTTGTGGTGTCTCATATTGTCTTTGTACACTATATTCATCTTCTTGTAAAGGGGGTAGCTTAAATTTCTTAACATTCTCAAGCTCCATTTGAGCATTAGTCATCTGCTCTTGCGCTTCTGCCATCTTGTCGCCATCACCTGCATCATATGATTCTTTATATGCACGTTTAGCTTCTTTGACTTTAGATTCTGCTGCGCCTTTTACGGCTTCTTTATATTCTTCCTCACCTTGAGTAAGCATACCCTTCATACGTTTGTTTTCGGCAAAAAGACGCTCTGCAGCTTCAATTGCTGCTTGACGTTCCCGTTCTGCGGATTCTGCACGTCTGCGTTCGTCATTCCATACTCGCTTCATGCGAATAAGTTTGTCTTTAGCATCTTTGCTGTATTTATCTAAGTCATCAACTTCTACTTCAAGTTCTCTAACTTTTTCTGGGTCTGAAGGTGTACGATTACGGTCCTCTAAAGGTGTATCGTCTTCAATTTCAATTTGAAGCTCATTACTTTCTGCTTCAACATTTGCTTTTGCTTCACTATTTTTAGTTTCAACTTCGTCTGGAAATTGAAAGTCTTCTTTTTCTACTTCGGCCATGTCCGCCTCCTAATTATAAATATTTACGTTTAATTCCACGAGGGTCATCTACTACTCCCTCAACGGAATCGTCATTGATGATTCTAAATTCTTTTCCATGAATAACTAAGCGTGTGCCAGCATTCGGTCGGATAAGAACAAAGTCTCCCTTTTTACACCAAGGTCCATTTGGGAATCTATTTTTATCTAGATAGCAATCTGGCCCAAGGTCTACTACAAAAAGAACAGTAGTAAGTGTTTCTTCGCGTTGACGGGTTTCTTCTGCTTTGAGAATACCCCCTTCAAATTCTTTTTCTACTTCTGGAATTGCACATAAAATACGATAACCTGAAGGTTTAGGTATTTGTTTTGCTTTTTCTACTTCAGATGCATCACCTACGATTGCTCGTATTTCAGCTTCTTCTATAGCTTCTTTTTTGGCAGAGGCTACCATTTTTGAAAGGTCTAATGCCTGTTCAAGAGTATTACTCATCGTCCGAGTTCTCCAATCTGTCTTTAAGGTCTTTTATAATGGCACACGCAGCTTCTAGACCTCGCAATTGGCCACATGTGTATTTATATTCTTCAAAAGATGCGCATTGTCCACGGGAGGCAGCATCGGTTAGCATTTGCATACGTTCAGCAAGTTCTTTTTGAAGGTAATCGAGGGTATCCATTATCTATTATTCTCCTTGTTTAGGTGGTTCCTTTTTTTGACTCATTGCATCTTCATGTTTTAAAATTTCTAGTGCATTACGTTTCTTAGTATTTTCTTTTTCAGTTTCCATTTGCGCAATTGTTTTTAAAGCATCTAAGTTACGAGCCGCACTAGTACTTTTCTCTCTTGTAGCAATTTCGGCCGCAGCTTTAATTGCATCAACTTGAAGTTGTTTATTTTTTAATGTAACGTCTGCTTGGTCTTTTTGTACTTTACGTTGTTGCTCAGCAGCTTTAATTTTTAACTCAGCTTGTTGCATTTGAATCATTGGGTCTTGCTGCATTTGCTGTGCTTTTGCTTGTTGAGCTTGTTGTTGACTTTGCATTAATAATTTTTGTGCTGCCATTGATAACATAGGAGCTAATCTTGCTTCTGTTTCAGGGTCAATATGAGTATCTTCGCCTGATGCATCTACTTGTGCTGGTAAATTAAATCCTAATTGATTTTCAATTTCAACTCTGTATTGGAATCCTAAGTGCTCATTAATATGTGCCATCATTGCAGATTGTAATGCCTGTGCCATTGGATTATTTTGTAGTAACGCCATAATTTTAGGGTCTTGCATAGCTGACATATGTACTGTGATATGAGCTTGGTGGTCTTGATATGCAAAAGCTTTAACAGGTTTTGACATTAAGATGTTTTGATTCTCTGTTACGGGGTCACATGGTTTCATATCTTCAGGCATTGGAATTAATTTCTGTGCATTTTTAACACCTAACACATCTAACATCTGACGATGTAAAAGTGGCATGTTATACATTTGTGGTGCTGATTGTGCTAACTGTAATACCGCTTGATACTGAACAATCTTCTGTGCCATGGTTGACGCATTAGGGTCAGAGACTGGAATTACATCAACATTATCATAGTCAGATTTTTTAGCACGACGGTCACCTTCAGATGGGTCATAGTTATATTCTTCTGGTGTGTAATCAGCAATAATTCTTTTAAGAAGTTTTAGTTCTTGTTTTAAACTATAGTGAATACGTGCTTGTACAGCTGACATTACTTTTAATGTACGTTCTAAAATTGCTAACGTTGTACCTACTGGCGCTTGTGCTGACATATCTGATAAATTCAAATCGGCCGTGTTTGCAAAGCGTCTACCTTCTTCAATAATCTTATCCATTAATATAGCAAGTACTTGACTTGGCTCTTTATATGGTAAGGGCATAATATTGTCTCGCATTGCGCCACTTGGTACATCTACGTCACGCCATTCACCAGGAGCAATCGGTGTATCATCACCTTTTACTCTTAGCCCACGCGTTTTAAAGCCACCAGGCAGGTTGGACAACGTTCCAGCATCCACGAGTTGACGTATGATGCTTGTACCAGACTTAGCGTAAGCGCCAATAAGATGTATAAGACCAAAGCAATAAAAGCCAAAGCCCGGTATATAGCCATAATGGACGAAATGTTGACGTTTTTGCTGCTTTTTATCATCCGGTTGCCAATTTCTTCTAATCGCAAGGATTGTACCCGTACCTTTCTCAATAGTTACTACGTATGGTAGTGCAATACCCGTAGGTTCGCCGTCATCATCCACGTCTTCAAAACCTGGAAGGTCTAAATCAACATGCATTTCTAAAACTTTGTATCTATCGTCTGTAGACGCTCTAAATCCTAGTTTTTCTGCTATTTTCTTCTCAACTTCATCTAAAGATGACACTGGGTCACCTAAATCTAGGTCTCTATAGAAGCCATTTACCTGTAAAACACGTAATTCGTTCTCTGTTTTACGCATAACATGGGTTACACGTGGGCTAGATGCTAAGTCTGATGCGCCATATGGGACAACAATGTCCTCTGCAGGTACATACATTGACACTTGACGCTGTAATTGTGGGTCATAATAGACCTTTTTGAACGCATTACCTGCTAAACCTAGACCCCAAAGCATTCTTTCTGTCTCAGGACGGTACTCAGGCATCTCTTCTGTAAGCTGATAGTTCATATCATCTTCAACACGCTCAGCAGATTCCTTCTTTTCAGGTGTTTCTTTACCAATAATGATAGTTTTTACAGGTCCTTTTGCAGGAAATATAGACATCATGGTTTCAGACTGGAATTTAACCAATGCTTCAGCTAATAACGGGTGATAAACACCACATGCGCCTTCCCATGGTTCAGCTCTTTCTTCAATTTTTAAACCTAATAGTTCTAAACCGTCTACATAAGTTTGTATCCAATCCTTACGTGATGATATATCGGAATCAAAGTCACCAATTAAGTCACCAGATAACTCTGTTAACTCACCATCAGACATTAATTCTGCAAGGTTTTCGTTGAAATCGTCTTCGCTTGGTTCTTCTGATTTTTCAAGGATAACTTCTAAGCCATCCATGCCAATCTTGACAGACTCTGGGTCTTCAATTTCTATTTCAATTGGTGTTTGTTCTTTAGCTAAATCCTCAATACCTTGAGGAGCTGCGTATAAACCTTTATCCATATTAGTTGCCATATATTATCCTTATATTAAACTTGAACTGCCACCGTGTTTATAACCATCGGGTAATTTTACTTTTCCACCTATTTTAAATTGAGGTATTTCTTTTGTTAATTTAGTTGCTGCGTTATTAACTGATTTGTTTATTAAAGCTTTTATTTCAGGAAACTCTGTAACAAGACTTGCATTAGTTGCAGCATCATAAGGATGTTGCCCATAAAAGTTAGGTTTTGTAATATCTACTTTATTTAGTCCATACATATCTCGTACTTGATTGCGTGTAATATCTGTAAGCATCTGGGGATTTGCTTCCATTAACAATTTTTTAGCTTCTGGAGACGCATTGTTTAATAAATACTTATGCCATTCTCCTGGGTCCATACCATTAGTAATCACATTAGAGTCTTCCATCTCTCTAATTTTATTTACTACTTTTTCTTCAGGAGTTAACTTATCATTTATGTTTCTATTTATATAATCTAACAAATCTTTATTTTTAGCATTTGTTGCCGCATAGTTTGCCTCTTTAAAGTTTTTAGCATAGTCAGCACCTGATTGCCCCAAGGTATTAACACCTGTACCATTCCATACTTCTTCAAATGGTTTATTTAATCTTTTAGCTGTTTCATATTTATCATAAATAGCACCAGCAAATGCTGCTCCCTCTCCAAACCCTTTTTCATCAAGAGCTTTATATATTTCCATAGCTTTTTTATTTTCACTATTCATTGTATTAAAACCAAAATCATGTCGTCCTTCATGTAACGCCATGTTTGCTAATTGCTGTGGTGTTAGTTGAGGAACTCCAAGTTCCTTACCTTCTTTCATAGCTCTAACATATTTACTTAAAGTATACTTATCATACTCTGTAGGTAGAGTTTCCATATAGTCTTTTGCACCATATTTATTTTTTGGGTTAGCGCGGTAACCGTGTAAGTAATCTTTTATCTTATCTGCCATACTAATAATATCCTTTATTTCTTCTTGACTTAAATAATTTTAACTCATCAGGTTCATCTGAAGGTAACCTAATAAACCCACCTTGTCTAAATCGCATGAGTGCCATTGTGGTTGAGTCGACTAAGTCGTCGTTACTCATAAACGGAAAACCTGCAATTTCTTCTATTACTTCTTCGCCCCACCTTGCTTCTGGTATCCAACATAGTCCAGACTTCACAATATCGGCTACACTATTTAATCTCGCTAGTTTATCACCACTTCCACGATGTGGGGTATATTCTTGCACGGGCATACCCATTCTTCTTAATTCTTGATATAAAGCTGTACCTGCTGACTTCTTTTCTACAATAAAACTATCAGGTTCCCACTCCTTATACTCATTTAAAGCTAAATCTTTTAGGTCTGGAAACTCTAACCGTTTCTTAATACTATTTAATAGTATTATATTATACGCTTCT